CATTCGGGATCGTGGGGAAGTTCGCGCGCGGCACGTCTGTGACCGTGTGGGCCGTCCTGGGTGACTGGTATCTCGTGCAAGACGTTACGGGTGTAACGGGCTGGTGTAGCTCGGTATGGTTGCGGGTGGAAGGGGAACTGATAGCATGAGTCCTGTGCCCCGGAGCCGGTTGCACAATCTCGGCAGTGACCTGCAGGATGCGGCGGCGCGCTTCCATCGGGACATTATGCGGGAGGAGGTTGCCGCGACATCTCGGCTGTTGCGCGCCTATGGCACGGCATGGCACAGGTTTCAGGGGGAACTCGATAAGCTCTTGGAACTGTACCAGGCGGAACAGGCTTTTGCACTGGCACAAGGGGTTGAATTCGTGCCAAGCCAGTTCGTGACGTTTCAGGCCGAACGGTTGCGGTCTCTGCGTCGCCAGCTCGAAGGTGAGGTTGTCCGCCTCGCCGCGCTTGCCGATGTCGAAACCCGCATGGCGCAGCGGGCCGTCATTGCGGCGGCACAGGAACAGACGCTTGAGTATGTCCAGATGCAACTTGCGGAGTTGGACCCTGGCTTGCGGACGACGTTCGCCAAGTTGCCGAAGCGGGCCTTTGAAGACCTGATAGGCTATACCGGGGCCGGTTCACCGCTACAACTTCTCTTTGCCAGTCTGCCGGCGCGTATCGGGCCGCTACTGGAACAAGCCTTACTCGAAGGTCTGTTACTCGGGCAGAATCCGCGCGACATTGCGCGGGCGGTACGCGCGGTCGCAGGCGGCAATCTCGCACGCCTGCTCACGATTGCCAGAACCGAGATCAACCGGGCGCAACGTGAGGCGGCACACCGCAACTACCAGGCCAACACGGACATCATCGGCGGCTGGATATGGATGTCGGCACACTCGCCACGCACATGCGCGGCGTGCTGGGCGTTGCACGGCACGGTACATCCGGTCACAGAACGCATGGCGGATCATCCTAACGGCCGCTGCGCGCCAGCGCCGTTGACGAAGACATGGCGGGAACTCGGTATTGACCTCGACGAAGAGTTCACGCCGATTGAGAATGGGGTGGCGCGTTTTGCCCTGCTGAAACCGGAACAGCAAATCAAGATACTCGGACCCGCTGCTTACCGAGCATACAAGGCTGGCAAGGTGCGGCTCGAGGACTTCATAGGGATTCGGTATTCGTCGCAATGGGGTGCGACGCACTACGCGCGGAGCCTCAAGGAGATATTGGGCGCGGAACAGGCAGGCGAGTTCTACGGGTAGTTTTCCCCCACCGATGTGACATAAAAAAAGCCGTGATTGCGCACGGCTTTTTTGTTGGGCGGCGTGCGGATAGGTGACAGCACTGCACTATGTATAGCGTATGATGGTGGCAGCATGTTTGGCACAGAAGGAGTGCGTTATGTTGAGGCACGACTGGCGCGGCGGGATGCTGCGCAAATCGGATAGCGGGGCTGGCGCGGGCGGGATGTCTGGCGACGGCTCCGGGGGACAGCCGGACGGTGAGACGCCGCCGGAGGTTCTCACGTTTGAGACGTGGTACGGCAAGCTGGACGCGCAGCAACGGGGCCTGTTTGACGAGCATGTCAGCGGCTTGAAGACAGCCCTCGCTACTGAGCGCCAGAACCGCGCCGATCTCTCCAAGCAGATCAAAGACCTGGCCGCGAAAGCTGAGAAGGGGTCCGAGCTTGAGAAGCAGCTTACGGACGCCTCGCAGCGGTTGGAGGTTGCGGAACGCCGGGCGGCTTTTGCCGAGGAAGCCAGCCGGCCGGATGTGGCCTGCTCCAACGTCAAGGCGGCCTATGCGCTGGCTGTGGCCGAACAGCTTTTCGACCGGCACGGCCGGCCGGACTGGAATGCGCTCAAGATCACGGCTCCTGAGTTGTTCCGCAAGCCGACTGTCGGCAGTGCGGACGGCGGGGCCGGGACGAACCAGGGGCCGAAGCTGGACATGAACACACTTATTCGCCGGGCAGCCGGACGCGGCTAATTTGAAGGTTTGACACTATGCGGGTTGACTCTGCCACGTTCAGACGGCCAAGAAAGAGCATCTTCAATAGGCCATCCCCAATTGAGACGATTGAGGATTGTACCTTTCGAGATGCCTGTTTCCTTCGCCCACTGAGCAATGGTCTGAGTTTTACCGTTCCATGTCAGAAAGCGGTTAGCGCGTCGGTTGTTGTCTTGCGTCTCGCGAGTGGCCCAGCGGCAATTGTCCGGTCTGTAGTTACCGTTGGGGTTGATGCGATCAAGCGAGTATTCAGGTCCGGGCCTTTCTCCCATGTCGGAGAGAAAGTTCTCGAAACTGTGAAGCCAGCGGTCGCAAACGGTGATACCACGACCACCGTAGTACGGATAACCGATGTTGGACTTGGTATAACAACGAGACTTCATCGCGATCCAAGTTCTGTGTTCTGGGGTTCCTGTACGGTTGTGAGTCGTGATTGTATCAATTTGCAGACAACCGCAACTGCGAGACTTGCCTTGTACAAGGTTGGTCGATGCGCAGACACATTCATTGCCGCAATCACAGCGACAATGCCATTGTACACGATGCGTGCGCCCTCTAGGTTGATCTGGGCCACGTCCGATGACTGTTAGGCGTCCGAATCGCTTACCGGTCAAGTCTACGAGTCTCATGAGTGCCTCCAACACTATCTAACTGTTGTAAGGCATTATAACTGAGAAAGTGAGGAAAAGCAAGTGCCATTCTCGAATGTCATTTCCCGAACCGACGCAGCCGCGTTGATTCAGCCGGAAATCGCGACCGAGATCATGAAGAATGTCGCGACGATGAATCCGATCATGCAGCTCGCGCGCCGCCTGCCGAACCTGAGCACGGCACAGCGCACCATCCCGGTAGCGAATGCGCTGGCGACGGCGTATTTCGTCAACGGCGATACCGGTCTCAAGCAGACCACGGACCTCGACTGGGCCAATGTCACCCTGACGGTTGAGGAACTGGCGGTCATTGTGCCGGTCCCTGAAGCCGTGCTCGACGACACCAATTACGACATCTGGAACGAAGTGCGGCCGGCGCTGTCTGAGGCGTTTTCGGTCGCGATCACCGGCGCGGTGCTCTACGGCACCAACATCCCGGCCACTTGGACTACGGCGCTGGGCGCGGCCGGCCTGTTCGCTCGCGCGAATGCCGCCGGTCATGTGGTCTCCGCGGCCAACTATGCCGATCTGTACGAGGCCATCATGGGCGAGACCAATGCGGGCGTCGATGGCCTCCTGATGACTCTGGAAGCCGACGGCTTTATGGCAACCGGGCATGTCGCGTCGGTTGGGATGCGTGGGCGGCTGCGCAACGTGCGGGATGTCAACGGTGTGCCGCTCTTCGTGCGCTCGATGCAGGATACCACGCGTTACGAGCTCGACGGCGCGCCCATCTACTTCCCCACGGACGGCTCCATCGTCGATGCGACCTCTTGGATGTTCTCCGGCGAGTGGAACAAGCTGGTGTACGCGTTCCGGCAGGACATCACCTACAAGGTGCTCACCGAGGCCGTGATTCAGGATGCCGCCGGCAACATCATCTACAACCTGGCACAGCAGGACATGGTGGCCCTGCGCGCGGTCATGCGGCTGGGCTTTGCGCTGCCCAATCCGATCAACCGGATCAACCCGACGGCGGCTACTCGCTGCCCGTTCGCGGTCCTGACGGCGTAAGAGGGGGCGATTATGGCGACTCTCTTTCCGTACAACACCAACTGGCAGGCGGGTGCGCGCAAGGCGCAGTCCGACGCGCCGGGCGTGTTGACGATGCTCGGTACGGGCGTCATGTACTCGCCGGGTTCGCCAGTCGTAGACGATGTGGACTGGTACGTCGCGTCGGTGGACATGAAAGTGGGCGCGTACACGCTGGCGCATACCGCGCCGGACTGCGGCGCGCGCAATGTCACGGTGACGCAGACGGCGGTGGATGCGGAAGACACCAACGGCACGATTGTCATTGTCGGCACGGACCTGGCCGGCAACGTCATCACCGAAACGTTGACGCCGAAAGCGGGCGCGACGGTTGCGGGTGCGAAGTGCTTTGCGACCATCACCTCCATCACCGGGGTCGGCTGGGTCAAGGGTGGCGCAGACCCGGATACCGTCACGCTGGGCTTCGGCGCGTTGATCGGCTTGCCGGACAAGCTCACCGACACGGCGCAGGTGTTCGCGGCGTCGCTCGGTAACGTGCGCGAGGGCACGCATCCAACCGTCACGGTTTCGGCCACGGCACTGGAATCCAACACGGTGGACCTGAACAGCGCGCTGAATGGGTCGCCGGTCAAAATCTACTACTGGCTGTAGGAGGCAGGAATGGCAAAGCAAACCGGGGCCTTTGAACTGGCCCTTGTGGGACAGGCCGTGCCGAGTAACGGCGGGGCCGGTGAAGTGGCGAATCCCGAAGGCGTGACCCTCATCATCAAGCAGGCGACGCTGTACGTAGACACCCCGAGTGCGGGCGCGGCGAACATCGCCATCGGCACTGGCGCAGCGGGCGCGGCCAACAACAACATCATCGCAGCGCAGGCGGTGAACGGCGCGATCACCGGGCTGGCGTACAACCTCCTGGCTCCGGCGGCCGGGGCCGCGGAGGTCATGTGGACGGCGGCACAGGTGTTGAATGCGACGGTCAGCGCCGCGAGTGCGGCCTTCGTCGGGCGGCTCCTGGTGGAATACTACCGCGTTGATGCTGAGTAAGTGACATGACCCTCACGGCGGCGCAAGTAACTGCTGAGGCGCGGGCGCTCCTGCGCTTGCGCATGATGACCGACGCCGCGACCG